GAGCAGGAGCGCCTCAGACGTAACAAGGAGAAGCTCTGGAAGCCTCGGCTGGTATTCACGATGGGCAACCATGAGCAGAGGATCAATCGTGCCATAGACGATGATCCAAAGCTGGAAGGCGTGATGGGATACCGTGACTTTGGGCTTGAGCAGTGGGGCTTTGAGGTGTATGACTTCCTTGAAGTGGTAGTAATCGAAGGCGTAGCGTTCAGTCACTACTTCCCCTCTGGCGCAATGCAGAGGCCGGTAACGAGTGCTAGGGCGCTACTGACAAAGCACCACATGAGCTGCGTGCAGGGCCATGTGCAGGACAGGGATATTGCCTACGGCAAGAGAGCAGACGGCACCAGCATGACAGGCATCTTTGGTGGTATCTTCTACCAACACGATGAAGACTATCTCGGCAAGCAAGGCAACGACAGCTGGCGCGGTGTGTGGATGTTGAACGATGTACGCAACGGTGCCTTTGACGAAATGCCTATCAGCATGTCATATCTGAGGAGGAAGTATGGTTAGTTTCTTACCTGCTGTTGCTGCTTACGCCTTTGTAGGAGTTTGCTTTGGCGTTGCGTGTGCGGCGTCCAACAGGCCGTGTGATAAAGGGGGGGCGCTTATGTTGGGCCTTCTCTGGCCGGGAGTGCTGTTAGTCATGGTATTCAAGACACTTATTGATGATTGACCTGAGCAAAGGAGACTATATGGCGTCGATTAAGCTCTTCGTTGAGCAGAATGGCCGTCCGCTAGGGGCTTGGATACTATGCGGAGTGGTCGGCTATGTTGTGGGAGGCGCTGTCATTGCTTTTGTGTCAATGGCAGCTTTTGTAGGTGCGTTGTTGATTGTGTTCGGTAAGCCATAACTAGCGAGGTTTATATGCCAGGAACAGCTAAAGAGTGGGAGACGTTGATAAAGGAACGCTTAGATGTCGCCAAGTACGCTGAGACTTTACGCGACAGGCGCGTCCCTGCACAAGACGAAGTGAATCGCCCAGAGCACTATAACTCCGGCAGCATTGAGTGTATAGAAGCCATCAAGGCTTCGATGTCACCGGAAGAGTTCAAAGGCTATCTGAAGGGGAATGCACTGAAGTACCTGTGGCGCTACAGCTACAAAGGGAAGCCGAAGCAGGACTTGGAGAAAGCGCAGTGGTATCTTGAGAAACTCATCGGAGAACTGTGATGGAAAATACGCTGACAGAGGAGGACATAGAGTACATACAAGCTGCCTTCACTTATGATCCTGAGACAGGAGTGGTTGAGAGGGTCCGCGCTAGGTTGTTTGAGGCGAGGAACAGTCGTGGGTGGGCTGATAAGCAGGGATATCTGCGGTTTAGTCACTGTCAGGGGAGGACGCTGGCAGCACACCGAATAGCTTTAGTGCTATCAGGGCAGTCCGTCAACAAAATGCAGGTCGATCATATAAACGGAGACACTAAGGACAACAGGCTTGCGAATTTAAGACTGACAAGTGCTGCTGTCAACATGCGGAATGCCAAGAGATCGCGGCGGAACATTTCAGGGGTAACGGGGGTGTGTTGGCATCGAACGGCACGCAAATGGCAAGCTTCCGTGTATGATGCGTACCTGAGTAAGCACTTAGGCTACTTCGACGACTTCTTTGAGGCAGTGTGTGCGAGGAAGTCAGCGGATAACAGACTAGGCTACCATCCTAACCACGGACGTAGGTAAAGAGTGTTCAGTAATACCTAGTGTTCACTGAGTATGAACAAGTACCGAGCAAGTAGAACACACGGACTACGCCTACAGCTGTGGCGCACCGCTGGAACGGGAACTTACCCGTGAACCCCATAGACGTATGGGACTACCGTGATAACGCTGCATAACCAGCTGACAGCCTGGAAAGACAGGCAACCATCGAACAAGCAGACAAAAAGAAGCCCACCGAAGTGGGCCGACACGTTAAACTGAAATGGTTTAAAATCGCGTTTTAAACTGATTTGGTTTACTCTTAAGCCCTGTAGAGTGTGGTCTCTATGGGGCTTTCTTTTGCCTGTTACTTTTGTTCTTCTTCTGGCTTCTCTGCCGGTAGGTCTTTCAGTATCTCCATGAGAGCCAGCCTATCCTTGGCAAGCTCTACCTTTAACTGAGGCGTTCCTGCCTTCTTCATAGCGGTATCAATACCTTTGAACAGCGTGGCAAGCTGCTGCCTCATCATTGGAGAAGTAGCGCCCTTATAAGCTGCCATGCCGATGGGTACGTACATGAGAGGCGCTACCGCGTAAGGCAACCACCCTGCTTGTATGGCACCTAGGCCTACAGCGCCCGTAGCTGCCAGGGCCAGGGGCGTAGTGGGTAAGCTGCCGCCTGTAGCCTTATGGATGTTCTGATAGAGCCTACCAACCACCGTAGCTGCTTCTTCTGCTGCCTTCTCCTGTACGTTATCCATTGCGTAGTACAAACGATGCTGTGAGCGGAGGCTCTCTTTCACCGACTGGTTAGGCGCTACACTGTCGAGGTAATCGTTCAATGTACTACGCACTTGACGTACTGACAGGTTCAACGCATTAAGGCGCTCCTCATCGAAAGCAGCGTCCCCTTTCTGTAGCTTGACCCACTTGTCAAATTGTTGCCGTGTTCTGAGCAGGTCAGCAGCAGTCCCGTTGCTTGAGGCAAATAAGGAAGAAGCGTAGCCCTTTACCTTATTGGCGACCACTGCCACGTTTCCTGTAATAACAGCAGAGTTGCTTATTAGGTTCTGTATGTCCGCGTCCATGCGTTGCGCCAGCAAGGCGGGATCAACCGGGATGTTTGCTGCATCCAATGCCTTCATCAAGTCTTCAGCCTTCTTGATGTTAGCTTCTCTTATCACGTTGTAGTTGTACTGAGCACTACGACTGCCTGTGACCCCTGTCAGCTTAGAGACTTCGTCAATGGCGTCCTTCTCCATCCCTGATGGGGTAGGTACGTTACGGAGAAACACCCCCTGCTGCGTAGTCCTCCCAACTTCGTCCATACGCACCTTCTTAGTGCGCACAGGGAGCACCAACTTAGTGACAAACTCCTTCCTGCCTTCCACGGCAGACTTCTCCAACACCGCTGCTGCCCTGCCTGCGAACGTAGTGGTGCTCGGTTTGCCGGGGTTAAGCACAGCGCCTATGTTTACAATCGACTCTAGCGTCCTGGCGTCTTGTGGATTGTTCTGCTTCCACCCCGCGTAGGCTTCAGCGCCATTACGGGCATACAGCAAAGCCTCTTGCGCAGGGACAGACTCTTCCAGCCATTTCAATCCGTCAGCCAAGTAGGCGGAAGCGCCAGGAGCTACCCTAACCGCAAAGTCCCCTACTTTCCTCATCCCAGAAGACATAAGAGCGCCTGCTACGTCAGCAACAGGCCCAGCAACGCCTTTACCGATAATCTGCGTAACGGCATTAGAAGGTTTTATAGTTCCGGCAGCAATGTCTTCAAAGGTAGTAGCCATTTCTGACTGCCTCCCCTCAATACGCTGCCTTATATCTCCCATCAGTGTTGGTGGGGGGGCTGCGGGTGCTTTTTGGGGCACTGTTAGCCATGTAGGCACAGGAGCAGCGCCTTGCGGCAAGTTAGAAGCTACAGGTGCTTGCTGTGGGACAATAGGGATGTCCGTATTAATAGGTACTGCGCCTTCAGGGAGCTGCGCCATTACTTAGCCTCCGTTCCGTCAGGATACAACCACCGCCCGTCTATAAGATAGGCTGTACTACCATTAGGCATTCTGACCACCGTAGGATTAGCTGCCGTGTTGCTCCCAACCGCTGCGTCTATCTGACTACGCGCAGGAGGTAAGGTAGGGAGCGTCTTACGGTATATCTCAATAGATTCCCCGCCCATATCTGCCTGTTTGTACTTATCTAGGTTGGTATTAAAGGTATTGATGAGGTTGATGTTGGCTACACGCTCCATCGCAAGGAGATTGCGCATAGCCTTTTCATCAAGCGTAATGTCGCCTACTGCAATCTTTTCAGCATACTTCCTATCCTCGTCAGACAGACCAGTACCAGCGCCAAAAGCCTTGATAACGTTAGCTACTTCACTTGCCCTACTAACCATGTAGGTCTCGGTGTTCGCTATCTCTTCTGCTTCCGAGTTGCCTGTGATAACCCCCATCTGCTTAAACGCTTTAGAAAGCCCCAACTTGAAGTTAGCATAAGCGCCTGTCTTGATTCCCTCGTCAAGTAAAGCGACAGCCTGCTGATTACGCTGCAACGACAGGACAGCATCATCCGCCTTCTGGCTGCGCTCAAGGAATTTAGTAGCTTCTCCTTCAAACACACCTTTCCCAAAGTTATCCATAGCAGTTATAACACGCTGTTCAGTTGCCGCAGGCTTCAATCCAAGCTCCCCTGGATTCTTCCAAGTGCCTGATGCCTGATCGAGGACGCGCCCAAACTGAGAAGTCTTGTAGATGCGAGCCTCGCCTGAAGTGTCAAGGAACGGTTTCAGGTCAGCGTCACTGCCTTCCAGTGTGTTCTGGAAATCACTAGGGGACATTGCATCGTAGTCGCCTCTAGCTATGCCCATAACCATTGCAGGCCCAGCGCCTACAGACTGGGCAATAGCAATCTTGGCAGGGCGACCACCCCGTGCAAGGACATCCTGCTTTTCAAAGTCGGCTATTGCTTTGGTAGCCTCCTCTACCTTACCGCCCTGTAAAAGTGACGTAGCCACGGAGTCTAGCCCGAAGCTAGAAGCCTTGGTTGCAAGGGATTCTCTCAAAGCACCGTCCTGCTTTGCTTCAGCCTCTTTCTGTGCAAGCTGTGCCGCTTTTTGGCTGAACTGCAAGGCGGTTGCCCTGTCGCCAGAGGCCGCAGCAAGCTGTGCTAATTGAGTCAGTCCAGCAGAGGTGTTCATAAGCGCCGAATTAGCAGTAATCATCTCCTGTATCTTCTGAGCTGGCGACACAGGCGCTTTCAGTCCAAACAGGCTCTGAGCTGCTTGATTCACGTTAGCCATTTGCCCAGGCAGCAGAGACGCTACCGTAGCCGCCAGCGGATTAGGAGTGTTCATTATATTAGCAAGCAGCGCACCCCTCTGCTGTGTTGCATCTTCAGGGCGCTTCATAAGGCTGTCTAGCAGCCCTTGCATAATCGTTTCGTTAGCCATTAGAGTTTAGCTCCTGATCTTCTCATTAAGTCAAGGTATCCTTCAATACTTAAACCACCATTTGAGGGAGAACGCCCACCGAATATAGAACTAAGAAGTCCTACCTCACCTTGCTGCGCACCGAATAGCCCTTCAGCGAGTTGGTTAAGCTGTGCCAGCCTGAGCGCATTAGCCTGCTGTTCAGTGTTGCTGGCAGCGTTGATACCGGCAACGCCAAGCTCACCTGTGGTGACAGCTCTCTGCTGATTAGTACGGTTGAGCAGTTCAGCAAAAGGCACACCAGCGTTAGCGGCTGCAAGGTTCTGCTGCTGCGGCATGAAGGACAGTCCAAACATGTTCTGACCAATGTTGTAGTTCTGAAGCTGCTCACCCATTGCCTGCCCACGGGCAGTAAAGGCATTGGCAGATCGTTGCTCTTCAATCGCCTTTGCCAGTGCTAGTTGTTCAGGCGTACCGCCGTAGGCAGCAGTCTGCACACCAAGGCGTCCTTGGCCCATCAGACGCTGCTCCAGTGCTAGACGCTCACGCTCACGCTGAGGAGCCATAGCCGCTTCCATCTGCGCCGTGATGTCAGCAGCGCGTGTACCTGTGTCGGCAAGAGAGCGGTCGTAGAACATCCCAGCCCCTTCTTGCAGCTTCGCCATCATCTGCTGCAACTCAGGCGTTAGCGTGCTTGTAGCGCCTTCAGGGCCAGCACTGAAGCTGCCAGCGCCGGAGGTAACCGTGTAAGGCTTGAAGGTCAGGTCAGTGCGCAGTGTATTAGCTAGGTTCCCAATGTCCGAACGAAGCGTGGTGCCTGAACTTTGAACATCCTTAATGCCTTTATCCACTAGCGCATAGTTAGCGCCGCCTTTCAACATGTCAAGAAAGTTGTCAAACAGTGCCATTATACAAGTCTCCCCAAGAGAGCTAGTGCGTCAATTTGTTGAATAGACAGTGATGAGCCGTCAATAGTAGAAGTAATCCCCAGTGTTACTACAAAGCCAGAACCACT